CCTGTATCACCGCTATTCGTCAAGAACTATAACTCCACAAAACGCCACACGGTCAATCGTGGAGGAACGCGCTCAGGAAAAACTTACGCAATCCTGCAAGCCAACATAATCAAGTGGGGATTACAATCTAAAGGCGAGGTAATCGATATCGTCCGTAAAACGCAGGCTGAATTGTATGATTCAGTGATGAAGGATTTTTTCGACATCCTGAATATGATGGAAATATACGATCGATCCTGCCATGATAAGACTCATTTCCATTATCGCATCAATAGCAATCTATTCCGGTTCATAGGAATGGATAAAGCGCAAAAGAAGCGCGGTCCTGCCAGATCCATCCTTCATATAAACGAAGCCAATGGATTAACATTGGAGGATTGGGTGCAGTTGAATGCGCGTACATCGAAGCAATGCTATTACGACTACAACCCGTCCGAATATTTCTGGATAGATGAAAACATTTTAGAAAAAGATTCATCCAGGTACGAACTTATTCATTCAACATATCTTGATAATTACGATTTCCTCACGCCCGATCAAATTGCAGAAATTGAGAACCTAATTAACATAGACGACTTCTATTACAAAGTTTATGTTCTTGGTGAGGCTGCGATCATGAAAGGTAAAATTTATGATCGCTACACTTTGATTGAGCCAGAAGAATACGATCAGCTTTTTGAAGATGAGAAATTTTACGGAATTGATTTCGGATATGAAGACTATACTTGTTTAATGGAAGTCAAGTGGTGCAATGAGAAGGTTTATGAACGAGAGCTGTATTACGAAAATCATAAGTTTGATGAAGACCTACTTAGATGGATGATTGAAAACAATATTGACTACAACGCATCGATCTATGCTGATCCAGCGAATGCTGCTGGCATTAAGAAGCTGCGCAATGCCGGGTTTAACATTATTAATGCGGATAAAACAGTATGGGAAGGAATTCGATATTGCCAAGGACTCAAAAGATTTATTTGTAAATCATCGCGCAATCATATTAAGTCGATGAATCAATATAAATTTAAACAGGATGCAAATGGTGTTATTCGGGAAGAACCTGTTAAACTCAACGATCACACATGTGACGCCCAAAGATATGCCGAGTTCACGCACTTGAGTAGACAGTTTAATCCTTATCCATGAGCTGGAGTAAGCGAAAGAGGAAATGGCTAGCTAAAAAAGTAAAAACTTTAGATCAACTATTTAAAGATCAATCAGGAATTTGTGCCTTATGTCAACAGCCAATGATGCGTGAAGAAGCCTCAATCGATCACTTGATACCGCAAAAATTCGGAGGCATCCATTCGCCATTACAGGCCGCTCACATGATTTGCAATTCGTTTCGAGGTCATGATTTAGAACCTAAACCACCGGAATATTTTTTGGAGAATAGATTAAGGATTGAGCATCGTAGGAATATCGGAAATAATTGATATTTTATATTCCGTTTCGGTTTTTTACTTTTGACTAAACAAACCGCAACACATGGAAACCATTTGCCCGGTACCTACAGCCCTCACGACAGTCCAGAATCCAGCATGCCCCGAGAATATTGCGCAGATTCAAGTAATTATATTCCAACGCGCATCAGCGAATTGGGTCTTTGACTCCACCGCTGGAAAAGATGTTAAGTTAGCAGCATCGTGGACACCCCTGATGACGGCAGTTGACAACACGAAAATCGTCATCGCACGAAACTGCAATCAAGTAACTATAGACCCGCCGACAGCCATAACAACTGGTGGAAACGATAATACTACTTTAAATGGACGCAAGCTCAATACCGGATTCTCTAGCGTTGAACTAAAAGGTATGTTTCGTTCAATGCCTTCTGAGATTATCGCTCAATTGAAGTTGCTGCAATACGGTGAAGAATTGGTTTGGTTTGGCATTAACCAATTCGGGCAAATTATTGGCCGCGACATTTATCCTGGTCATCCAGGCGAGAAAGTTACCGGCATTCCTTTGTTCTCTCCTTTCTTCGGAGATGCAGGCAATGAAGGTTTCGCGAAAGACGACATGGCCAACTTCTCATTCATCATGGACTACGGCTGGCGTTCAGATTTGCAGGTTGATTCTGCTGGAGTGCAGACATCTGCATATCAACTTTACTTAAAGAAACCAAGCTTCGATGCACTCAGCGTCCTCAAGCCAATCCAAGAAACATAACAGCGTAACATTTGTCACGCTTAAAAATTTACAAACGGGAGGCCTTCAAGCCTTCCGTTTTGATGTTGTGGCCAAACTGTTTAAATTTGAACAGGTTAAAAAAATAAAGTGCTGGGATTTGCCCGAAAACTCTGAATTCATTTACAAAGATGGCCGTATTATCCGACGCTGATTGCATCAAATTAATCAAGACTCCGCGTCACAGCCAAGAGATTTACAAAGCGCGTATTAAGAGAGAAAGACATCGCCTGCACACGGAAACAGAAACGGAGTGCGACGAAACGTTTTTATACGGCGCTCATCATTATCGGTTTCTGAAATGGGTCGAGGCACTTTTAAAGAACGATGATAACTTTCAGCGCTTTCGTCAGCTATATCGTCCCCCATTGCCTTCAAATGAATTGGCTAATGTAATCTTCTCACAATTTCAGAAAGTATTCGAGTCAGAAAATAAATATGAGAAGTTTAATTTCAGCGATTCTGATTTAGAGGTAGATGCTGCGGATTATCGTAAATCCATTGGCGATGCAACATTCTGGGAAACGCAAGGATTCGAGACGCTTAAAACATCGGTCGATAATATTTTGATTGTCGATTTGCCAGGCATTGATCCAAATAATCCTAAACCACAAGAACAAGATGCTTACCCAAGACCTTACTATTATTTCCTTGACATCGATAATCTGATCGATATTGAGAACACCAAAGTCAAGGCTGTAAACTATGGGAGCAATGAAATAAATTATTTTTTTAAAACTGAATATGTAATCTTTTGGGAGGACAAAGGAACTGTTTGCGTTTTCGACGACAAGTTTTATAGGACATTCAAATATTCCAATGGTGACGCTACACCAGTATTGCTCACTTCCGTTCCGCACGATCTTGGTTATTGCCCAGCTCGTTCATTCTGGACCACACCACTCAATTCCAAGACTAACATACTCAAGAGTTCCCCCATTACCCCAAGTATTTCGAAACTCGATTGGTATTTAGCATTCTACTATTTCGGGAACTACCTAAAAATGTATGCCCCGTTCCCTATCTATGCAGTATACAAGGGGATATGCACATACAAAGATCCGCTTGCTAAGATAAAATGCTCTGACGGATGGCTTTATCCCTTTGATGCTACAGGTCAATTGATGATGGCTGAGAAATCGAATCAGCGTTGTCCGAGATGTAACAAGATTAAGGTTGGTGCTGGTAACATCTTGGAAATGCGTGCACCTCAGGGCAAGGATGAGCCTGATTTATTGACAAATCCGGTTAAAGTATATCCCGCTGAAGAAATTTCAGTTAAAGTTGTCAATGAAGAACTTGCTTCTCTTTGGGATAGCATTTTCCGGGCTTGTGTCGGCGGCGATTTGGAGCAAGATCAAAATCAAGCTAAAAATCAAGATCAGATAGCCGCTGCTTTCTATTCCAAAACTGATGTTCTACTTGGAATTAAGAAAAACTTTGAGACGATCCATAATTTTGCAATGGATACAATTTATCGTTTGCGTTATGGTGATAAATATATTGGAGGCACAATCGATTATGGTGATGTCTTTTTTCAACGTGGCGAAGAGGACGAAATGAAAGAATATGTTGAGGCCAAAACTCAACAATTGCCCGAATACGATCTTTCTATTCGCAGAGAAAAGATAAATGAATCTCGTTATAGGAATAATCCTGACATGATTCAGCGGATTAAAATTCTCACTAATTTAAACCCATTTCCGGATGATGACATTATCTCATTGACAGTCTCATTGACCCAAATGCCCGAGATGATTGATCCTATCGACCTTTGCTTGAAAGTTCACTTCAATGATTTCATTAATCGTTTTGAACGCGAACAAGCTAATCTTTTAGTTTTTGGATCTGCGTTAACTTTTGATCGGAAGATTCAAGTAATTTCCGATATACTGAAAGGTTATGCTACTGAATATCTAACCAATCGCAAGACAAGTGCTGAAAAATTCCCACTAACTCCACCAACGTCAGCAATAGCGCCACCGACTATTAGATCGAAGGGCAGCTCAACTACCGTCTATTGATTTATCGTAAAATTTTGATACCTTTAACATTAAATTAAACCCTTACCACTATGGCTGATACACCGAGCAAATCCCGCGACGAAAAAATGATGAAACAGCAAGATCAAATAGCAGAAAAAAGAGCTCAACAAGAGCCAGGTTTAGACTCTTTACCAAGAGTTGACGCAAATAGAAAAGTGACTATATCACCACCAACAAAATTGGTTATTGATACAGTGCGTGAAGATGAATCCGAAAGATTCGTTCACATATTCACGCGTGTTAAACACATGAATCCTGCGCAGAATGACTTTATCAATGAGGATCGGATCATCATCATGCACGCGAATGAGTTTGATCGTAAGGTTGACGAGGGATTCTTCAACCTGTTCACGAACGTTGAGGTAATCCATGATCCTCGCAAGAATGCGCCAGCTGACTATCAGCTCAAAAAATCAGTTGTTAAATTGGACGAAAAGCCAGTTGTTAAGAACGAAGGCGCTCAAAGAGCATTAGCGGAACGCTCGAAAGAACTTGATGCGAAGGAGAAAGAATTGCTCAAAAGGCAACAGGACTTAGAAGCTCGTGAGGCAGCCTTGCTGAATGCAGCGTCTACTAATGAAGATGAAGTAGCGCCAGATGCAATTGATCCAAATCCAGCGCCACAATCGCCACAGGCGGGCAAGAAAAAATAATTTAGACTTAAACCCTTTAATTTATGCCAATAGATAAAGCAGAACTTGCAACGGTATTAGCCACTGATCCGGAGATCGAAAAGATTGCCACCGAAGCTCTTACTAAAAAAGGTTTCGTAATTCGTGACAAGGCAGCCGACACGGCATTTATGGACAATTACAAACGTGATGTAATTGAAAAAGAGATCCCCGGTGAGATCGCAAAGGTACACTCTCAATACGATCGTGACATTGAGTCAAGCCTTGGTGTCAAGAAAGATCCTAACGAGAAGTCTTATGATTTCTTGAAGCGTGCCGCGAAAGTAACAGTTGACGGGCTAAATGGAAAGATTTCCGAGTACGAAAAGACCATCAAAGAAAAGGGTGATCCTCAAGGCATTTGGCAAAAGAAAATTGAAGACGCTGAAACTAAAGCGCGCCTTGCAATTGAGGAGCGCGATACTCGTATTAAAGAACTATCGTCTTCAAACGAGAAAGCTACAAAGAGCATCGTCCTGCAAACATCTTACGGTGAATTAGCCAAAAACTTCAAAAAAGATTTGCCGCCAATGTTCGGAAAGCTATCTCAGCAAATTCTTAATGAAACATTGGCTATTGCTGTTCTGAAAGATGGTAAACTTTATCTTGGTGACGGCTCAGGCGGGATTAAAAAAGACGCTTCATTTAAAGAGATCCCCATTGAGGATCATTTAAAAGCTGAGTTCAAAGATGTGATCGAAGAACAGCGCAAGCAAGGAGGCTCAGGATCCGGCAATGGTGGCGGTAATCCTGCTGGCGGAGTTGATCCTAATACTGTGACCGTCGACAATTTCCAAATGCCTTCGGATGTTAAAACTCAAGACGACTTAATGTCTCATCTTTTAAAATCAGGTATACCTCGCGGTGGCGAACAGTTCAATAAAATTTGGAATAAGTTCGCGCTGGGTCAGGAGACTGTAATAGAAAACAATAAGAAAGTCACAAAGATAATTGGCAAGGCGTTGCCGATGTATTAAATAGATTGTAAACTTAAACCCCTAAATTATGCCTATCGCAAAAGGCCAGTATGGCAACCACGAAAGTATTCTACAAGTTCAATTTGGAATTGGAGACATACGAATGGATAAAGCTCAATATCCAGCGGAATCACCAAACGAAGTCCATTTGGTAATATCTCAAGGAGAACCCGGTGAGATAGGTCGCGAACATAATGACCTACGAGGAAAAACAACTGACGAAATAAATAATCCTCAAGTGGTTTTTACTTTTGATAAGCCCGAATCTATCACATCAGTCATTCATACTTTGATCGAATTACAAAGAGATTTATTCAAACTGAGATCAGTTGGATAGATAATGTCAAACGCGAATAAAGCGCCTCCATTATTCCTTTAAGCTGATACTTAACAGATTGGTTAGCCCTCGTGATGAGGGCTATTTTTTTATTTCATTTTTTATTCCGTACTTTGATTCATCAATCGCAAGATTCTACCAGGAGACGGTTACTTGCGGTTAGCCATGCAGGGGACGCGGGCAAAAAGCAAAAAGTTTCTTAACCACTAAAACACCACTACAATGCCTAGCAATTTAGTAGCAACCGTCCTCCAAAATTATATTTCAATGTATCAAGGCCGTCTTGACAAACAAGAACAGCGCCCTTCCATTTATGGAGCATTGAACATGGCCCAAGCTCAAACGCAAGATCCTTCAAGTATCCTTGATTCAAGAGTGAAGCAAGGAATTGATTCTCGTTTCAATACGAGCGTTCAAGTTCCTGTAATCAACTACGAGAACGTGAACGTGTCCAACGTTAGAAGCTGTACGCTTCAAACCGGCGGAAGCACGTCAGCACTTGTGACGCTGACAGCCACTACCTATGTAGTTGGTATTTTGATGTACCCACAACAACATTATGAGAACTATGTCTCTTATCAAGAGGCTTTCAATAAGCACCTGGATGCAGCCTTGCAGAAATTAGCATCGACCATTGATACCGGCGTTGTTAACAAACTAGGAGCTGTAACCAACCAATATTTCCCTGCCGCCATCACCGCATTCTACCCAGTGGTAGCTAACGCATTGCAAGTGCCACAAGCTGAGAAGAACGACTTCTATAACAACCTTGCCTCCATCATGGAGACAATGGACTTCCCTGGCCAAGTGAGCGTTAACACCAATCCTATTGGAATGGGGCCAGTTCGTAGGTTAGCAGCTCAGGGCCAAGGTAACGCAGTGAACGAAGGCTTCCAGTTATTGGGATACACCTGGTATCCTACCAACCGCGTGACCAATGGAGGTGCAGGAATCGAATCAACGCTTTATGCGGTTGCGCCTGGATCGGTAGCAATCTACTCCCGTGTAGATCCAGATGCACGTCAGCGCACGCGCATCCACGAAAGCAACTATTGGGATATTTTCCCTAGCGCACCTTATTTGAACATGGATTTGGGAGTTTACTACCAAGCTCAGTGCGCGGATGCTTCTGCGATCCAGGCGTCTGGCATGGCGAACTCTACGAATACCAAGGTGGAATCATGGCAGTTCAGCGTAGACGTGTTCTACTTGGCTGCTTACAATTCGGATATTGTAAACCGTTACTCGCCTATCATCAAGGCGGAGATTCTTTCTTAAAGGGGTTTAAGAAGTTTAGAGGTGAACAAGGCGCGAGAGTTGAGACTCGCGCTTTTTTTTATTTCTGCGATGTAAGCAAGCTCGCCTCAATATTCAAAAGCATATCGCAATGCGATTGGTCTAATGTGATTTCAGCCTTCTGATTGCTTAGAAGTATCTCGCGCCCCTGTTTCAAAAAAGCAATTTGTTCTTCTAGTGTATAAATCTTGATTTTGATTGGTTCTTGTGGCTCCCATAAAGGTTCTGTTAACCATTTATGAGCGCGATCGTAAAGCGATTTGATCCAATTGAATTTCATGGCCGCACAGGTCTATCGGTTGAAATAATATTCACCAAAGACTTATCTTCAGGTGACTTCTGAGATTCGGATTTGAGTTGCGCAAAGCCTTTGGGATGAGGTTCTTGCACCTTGAGTTTAGTGCCATCAAGAGCTTCTTCATATTTACCAACTTCACGTTCATCAAGCATTTGTCTAGCAAGTGCAAGTTCATCCGAAACGCGTTTAAAAGCATTTTGCTGAATTCGCAACTGATTGCTCATTTGAGCAATCGTACCGTCTAATCCAGTGTCCGAATCCTCCGTAATCTCCTCAGAATAAAAATAATTCGATACCGGGATAATCAAAGACAAGAACAGCCCTGGGATCAATTGCCAGGTTAATCCCCAATGCGAATAGTAGTAATAGCCGTTGATCAGGAACATCGCAAAGCCTGCCATCCAAGCTACTTTTATGTTCTTGCGGACTGTGTAGAACAGAATCGCGAAATCCACAACAATAGCAAATAAAACCGCCTGAGCTATGCCCCATCCTGTTCCTTTGAGTGAGCTCAGATCGTGAAAAGCAGTGAAGCTGTGAAAGGATTGCACGATCATCGAAAGAATAGAAATGATGACTGCGAAGGTGTTGGATTTGAGGTAGTGAATGAGTTTCATAATATGTTGAATGGTTCGTTACTGTATTCGTGGACTTCTGTTGCGTAAATAGCGAAAAAAATATTCTGAATTTCGTGTAGATAGTCCACCCTCCTTAGCATATTACCACTATCCACTATGAACCAATGATTCTTTTTTCTAACCGTGAAATTAAATCCGTGCTGGAACCAAGACTCATCTACAAATTTAAGATTGAGCATTAAATTAAGCCCCGTTCTCATTATCGGAATCGGCCTATAAAACTCCAACGCCACTGGATTCTGACAAAGCGATGCAAGCGTGTAAGTCGTTAATTGTTGCGGCTGCTCGTCCATGAATTGGATCCAGTTGCCGATGCGGAGTTCGTTAAGTTTGAGGGTCATTTGATAGATTGCTTTAGTAGTGATATGACATTTGAAATGAATACTTTTCTATGACGCTTTAGAGTTGCTTCAAGAGTATCAACAGATGCGTAATTCTCAAACAATTCAGATTGAAATGTGTACTTATAAAATCCATTATGAAGAGATACAATGACTGTAAATATTGCATTAACCTGGACTATAGTAATATCAGCAGGCGCAAAAATCTTTTTAGCAAAAGATTCGCAATGGTCAATATAGGCTCGGCTTACTAAATCACCCCTTAGTACCATATCTCACCACTTTATTGTTAAACACTTCTTTCATTTCAAACCAATTGTTAGAATAAAAATACCAAATCATTGTCTCGCAATCCAGCACTTTTACACCGTTGCGTTTAGGGATGAATATTTTAGCGGAGTGAATCATCTAGCCCCACATTGATTCTTTACCAACCCACTTATAATTATTCCTTATCGAAGGTAGGCCTTTATTCTCCCATGCGCGGATGAAAGCATCGATAGCCTGTTGTATAGTGTCCCCAACGCCGAACGGATCATCCAATGCAAGTGTCTTCAAAGGCTGAACAAACCAGCCTACAGAATCACGCTCAACACGAATCATTAAGGGTAGAATCTTTTCAGTGCCGATTATTTCAATGTCATAATCATCAGTACCGAGGAACTTATTGAGAGCCATGACCACATCGTCAACCATGCCTGATTCCCATGAATCTTTCACTTGTGAGCAGTCCACTTCAACCGTAGGCTCGTTGGCTTCGAATATCGTGTAAGGCAATTCAGTGGGTAATGCTTCGCCTTCTGATGTGTAAAGGACAACAGGAAGTTTCCCTGTTAAGTCGATTGTTGAGGGGATTGGGGTCATATTAGATTGGGGTTTTAAGGAATTTAATTTCGTTTCTTTGGTAGGCTCTCTTGATATTTTTACCGATGAACATAACCACGTAAGTGCAAAGCGAATGCTGATCTATGCGCTCGACGACATAACCGATTTTTCCTTTATAAATATCGTGCGGATGAATAATTCTTACTCGTTGCATATTATTTGGGTTTAAAAAGGCACTATCGCAGTCCCCGCGCCTGACGGAACGATCAAGAAACCGCTAAGATTTTAGTTGTAGTTAACCATTGTTCGACATCTTGTTCCGTTGGCTGAACAACCTTAAGCCAGTCACGACAATCAATAAGATTTTTAAGTTTTGTAGGATTGTTCCTATCGCTAAGAGCGTAGCTAGCAATTGCTAAATTTAAATCCTGAATCGCTTGAGTAATTGTAATGTTCGATCTAGAATAAAGAGTCAACTTTCTTCTGCATTCGAACTGATTGAAAAAATCCACATTTAAAATTCCCATTTTTGATCGTTTTTTAATTTCCGGCCAGCAACCGCGCCAACCATGATGTAAATGTATATCGGAAATTTCCGATATACAAGTTTTTCCTAAAATATTTTCTACATTTACAGAATGTACCGAGAAAAGGATTTCCAAGCCTGTATAGCCGGTCTAGTCGGATGGAGGCAAAACAATAACCCCGATTACCCAACGCTGCCACCAAGCCTCACGGCAAGCGAAAGCGGCCTTTATTTTCAGGATGAACACCCTTTGATATCCATTCAAAACATCGATCAGGCAGATTTCAATTACGATCAGTTCAATTTCAATGCTTTCCAAATAGGCATAACTTACGGCGTCGCAACCGGTCCGGCTGATTGGGTCCGATTCACCGATAATAAGGTCTACGAATCAATTCAAGCGGGCAATACCGGAAACGCTCCTGATGTAAGCCCTCTTTGGTGGACAGAGGTAAACTTACTCGCTCAAAAGATCGCAGCAATAACCAATGCAGGAGCTTCAAAGCTATTATCGAGAGTATTCACCGAAAAAAAATTGAATGAAGTCACAAAATCGATCTTCGAAAACGTTCAGTTGTTCGATGGGGCAGGTTCTTTGCTAAACAAAGAAATCAAGTCCTCAAGATTTGTGGGATTTGAGATTTTCTTAAAATATAATCGTGATGTAATCACAGTTATTAAGCGATTAGGCACCCAATTCTCAATGGCTAATGCCTTGCCGACGCTTTATATTTTCCATTCATCGCAACAGGAGCCTATTTTCACGATTGACTTGACTTTGACTAAAGCCAACTCTTTCGAATGGACCAACATCAAAGACGGCACTAGCGAGATTCAGTTAAAATATCTGTCTGATGACTATTCGCCCGGAGGATCATTCTACATTGGTTATTATGAGGACGATCTTATCCCAGGCGCTCAAGCTATTAATAAAGGATATGATTTCGCTACCGCACCATATTGCACCACTTGCAACAATGATTATCGATATTGGAGTTCATGGAGCGAATGGATTCAAGTGCAACCTTTCGTAGTTCAGCAAGCGGATATAGTTGCGGCAGGGGGCAAAGGATTGCTTTGGGATATCCGCATGAATGGTTATCAATACACTAAGAATTTTGGACTTAACCTGGATTTAACGGTTAAATGCGATGTTACAGATTTCCTCTGTCGTGAACGATATCTGTTCTCAGATCCGCTTTTAAAGCAAGTAGCGAAAGATGTTTTGTTGATGATTTCGAACTCAGTACGTAACAACACAATTTCAAAACAGACTCGCGATCTGGCGATGTATGCACTCAATAACAAAGACAACTATACTCCCGGCGTTTCATCACAGTTAGAGAAGAGCATTAAAGCGCTTTCTTTCGATACATCTGATTTGAATGATGCATGCTTGCCTTGCGATAAGAAGTTCGGAAGTGATTGGTCAACAATTTAAAATTAATACCCCTATGGATTTAGAAGAAAAATTAGAAAGTATTCGATTTGGAGTTGATTCATTTAATAAGATCGACCCTGCATTAAGCCCAAAAATAATTGGAACGCTTGTTAGATTGGCGGATGGTGAAATTCATGTTTTAGTCGACAAAGAAGATGAAGATATTATTATGAATCTTCCTGAATTGAGTGGATTTAAGAGGGCGTGGAGTGTTTCTGGGCCTTGGCCGCCTTCATCAAAATAAATGGAAGTCATCGAACAAGTCATATCGAAACTGCAAACGCTAAAAGACTCACTTCCCGATATTGCCGAGAAAGTGATTCAAGATGCTGCGCCTCAAATTGAAGATCAAATTATTTTCCAGCTACGTGATGGGCAAAAAGGCGATGGGAGTTCATTGCCTAATTACTCCAAACGATCAGTTGAACAATTCGGTAAGCCTTTCGGGCCGATTAAATTATTTGATACCGGTGACTTTTATCAAGGTGTCAAAGCAAGCGTTAAAGGCACTGATTTAGAAATCGACGACACTGACTCAAAAACCCCCATGCTTCAAGAGAAATATGGCTCTGATATTCTTGCATTACAAGATCAGCGTTTAGAAGAATTAAAGCAAGATGTTTTCTTGCCGGGAATACTTTACGAAGTTAACAGATTACTTTCAGCATGATAAGAATACCAAAAGGGAATAATGAAATGGTACAAAAGGCAAATATGCCTTGTTGGTATCCTGTTACCAATACTAAAGGAGAAACAAGACGCCCACACATTCAATGCAATTGCGGTCAATTAATGAGCGTAGGGAATCATCACATTCATATGGACGGTAGAGTTACCGCATCATTTTATCACCGTGAAGTTCCAGAAAAAGGATGTGGTTGGCATGTACATTTGCATCTTTTAGACTATGATCAAGGCGAATGGTTACCAGGAAGAACAGAACAGGAGGCTTCAAAAGATTTCGATTAGATTATGTCACAGGGCGCATCATTTAAAAATCCTTTGGTACCGGTTATCGACGATCCGGTTAATATCGATGGACCGATTCAGGAAATGCAACTTGCATTAGCGGCTGGATTGCCGTGGCTAGAGAAGTCATTCGGCCGTTCATGGGAATCAGTTCGCCAAGACTCAACAGGTAAAAACTGGATTTATCCAGAAGTATGGCAAGGCAAAGGGATTGATCTTTTGGATTGTATGCCCAATGATAACCTCCCGTCACAATCATTCTTCCGCGTGGAGGATCCGATCACGATAGCTGACTATGAATTCGAGCGCTACGCTCGGATGAACGCGCAAATATCGATTATATTTTGGTTTAATCTCGAGGTTATCAATCCTACACTAACTTATCGCTATGTTGAAATACTGAAAGGGCAAGCGCAAAGAGTGATTACTAATGCAGCTATTGAAACTGGCACATTTACTATTAATAGAATATGGGAAGGAGCTGCGAATGTATTTAAGGGCTACACGATTGATCAATTTAAAAACCAAGAACTAATTCATCCCTGGGCCGGATTTCGTTTTGAATGCACTTTGAATTACCTTGAGAATTGTCCTGACGTCTCGCTTAATCCGCAACCAACTGGACATTTCTTTGAACCTGAATTTGAACCACAATTTGAATAAATATGGCAAACAAAATTTATCTCGCGCATAATGGATTCTTAAGAATCGACAATGGCGCAACTGCAAAAGATTACAACCACACTACAACGACACCGATTAGCGTTGAGGTTGTTGGTAGTCAAATTTGGATGTATTATAACGGCCAAAGGGTTTTAAAGGCTGAATATAATTCAATATTTCAATCTGACGGAGTTACTCCTGGCGGTGCAAGCGCAGCACTAACGCAAACTTACATTGAGAACTTAATTACAGTTCTTGAATCGTGAGTTCTGAGAATCTTTTCCTTATCCCTCTTTGGGAACGCCCTGAAATTACGCGCATTTGTTTACACAATCTCAAGCGATTAGGGCAACGCATTTTATGCATTGTATCAACGCATGAAGATGCCAATTTGTGCAATGAATTAGGGGTAAATTATTTATGGCATGAGAATCAGCCGCTTGGCAAGAAGTGGAATTACGGTCTTTTCATGTCTCAAAAAATGGATTGGGATTATGTAGTCACACTCGGATCAGACGACATAGTTAAAGAATCTCTTTTCGATTGGTATGCAACCTCAGATCAAGATGTGATGATCATGGATAAAATTCATTTCATCGATGTAAATGATGGACGGGCTAATATTGTTACACGCGCACGCATAGGGGCCGGTAGAAGGATTTCACGCAAAGCGATAGAGAAGTGTAATTATAAACTTTGGACCGATGGACGTAATCGTTCACTTGATATGGATTCAAATGGCGCTTTGAATCGGGCTGGATTTGCAACGGTCGAGATGAATACTCACCCGCATATTTTAGGACTAAAATCAGAGACTAATATTTGGACTTTCGACCATGTTGCTAAACACGGCATGTATATCGATCAAAGCAAAGCATTTGATGGAGTGTTGCCAGAAACGAAAAAGGAAATTTTGCATCTATTGGAGAAAAAGAATAAATTAGTGGCACATTAAACCAAACAATAATGAAAAATGCAATCAAATTCACCGAAGGCATCGACACACGTGGAATTCGTGTAGGCGAAATTGCCTTTAAACCTGGATTCGTGAAGCCCTTCGCTATTGCAGCGAATCAGAATGATTACGACACTAAAGGCGCTGCTGTTGCGCGGTTCGCTCCATCTGCGGCAAATCTAATTCTTACCGGTATAGTGGCCCCAGCAAGCGAATGGAAAGAATTGCTTTTAGTGAATTTCTCTGCTTTCCATTTGACTTTGTCAGATGCTGACGCAGGCAGCGTAGCCGCGAACCGTTTCGATTGCGGTGGAACTTCTTATGTTTTACAAGCAAAACGTTGTGTTAAGTTGCTTTACGACCAAACAGCAAAGCGTTGGTTGATTCAAGCTAATGAGGCCACGTTTGCATCATAGATGAAAAGGCGATGGCGAATTTATAGATTCGTTGGACTTCATAGTCAAATGGATCGGAGAGGATTTATCACAGTTAAATGCCTTTACTCTGAATAGATGATTGGATTACTCGCACTCTCGTTAATTACTTCCTGTATAACCACTACGATAATCCTCACCCTTAAAAAGTGGGGATTATTTCTTTGGTACGAAGTCCATCGGCCTAAAGGTTGGCCAATAAGCGTGTGTGGTTTCTGTTTAGGGTTCTGGCTATGCGCTGGGCAAGCCGCATTACTATATTTTTTTTATTCATCTGAAATTTCCTATATTGCTATCCCATTTATCGGGACAAGTATTGTATGGAAAATGCTGAATGGATAGACTGCAAGGAACGTAATCCTGATCATTACGGAGATTATCTGACTATCAATAAAAGTAAATTCCAGCATGTTGCATGCTGGACAATGAGACATTGGGTTAGGAAAGATGACCTTAAGCCAGAAGGTCACACGGAAATTACTCACTGGATGCCACTACCAGAACCACCTCGCTAATGCGCTCTCTAAAAGAAGGTAAAATCAAAATACAAGAATCGATCAAAGAACTTCCAACATGGCGATTCAGGGAGTTTCAAAAATATCTTATTCAAAATTCAGGAATAGGCTCTGCATCACCGACATAGCAAGGCATTACGAGAACCTTGACTTGTTCATTGCCTCCAATCGTTTGGAAGATGCTGCCAATGAACGCACAAACATGCACTTCAATTTCTTCTATCTCTTGAACGGAATAAACATTCAGCATTTGGCCTTTGGTGTTCTCGTTGAAGAGTTCGATGGCGCTAAGATCACAGACCATTCAGAAACGAACCTCATCACACTTTCGGGCCGAATAGGCAAAGAGTCTGATCTTACGCAAAGAGAACTCGAAGAAGTCCTGACGGAAGTAAAAAAAAAATTAATTCCCAATTAGAATTCTACTTCCCGCAAGAACTGGCAAGTGGAGACACCCTTTACTATTTCATGCAATTGAAAGACAAAGTCCTTTTACAACTTGAATACCTAAAGACGGCCAAACAAGATTTAATCCCTCAAATAAACAGTATTTCTGACTATCAAATATCCTTGATGAAGCCCAATGTTTTCGCAGAAGGTCATCCAGAAAATTGTATTCGTAAAATGGATTTAGCTTTCGAAGAACTTTGTACGAACCTTGAAGAGTTCGGCGTGCACAATCCCAAACAATTGACCGTCTTTGAATTCTACTCAAAAATCGCTTACTTTAAGTCGAAAAAAAAGAAATGAACAGTACCGGCGTGGAAGTTATTGGATACTGGATAACCATGAGTTCATCACTAGGAACAAATTCGGTGCCTTTTTATTTCGAAGTGTTTGTGACTTTACCAATTAAACCTTATCAATAATGGAATATCTTGTCATACTGGCTTGCTTACTACTTGGAATCGGATTTCATGTAGGTCAAAAGGTTCTCGAACTGGATAAACTCAAGCCAGACGATAGCCTGAGTGACGTCTTTGTTCTTCTTTGGAAGGACGATAAGATTACAATTCTTATTTCAGTTTTTCTGATTATTCCTTTTGTTGAACTTGCTTATTTTATTTTGCTAGACTATGGGCCTGACAACATTGTCAAGTGGGAATATTTTGATTTGGCTTTTTTCTTCGCAGCTCTAATACTTGGTTATGCTGGCCAACGCATAGTTTATGGTGCGCTCGGTAAGGCCGTTACTTACGCTGAGAATAAGGTTAATCAGAAGCTACAATAATAATGGAAGATCAACTTCTACTCGCTCGCATAGATGAGCGTCAAAAAGCAATGGATGAAAAGATTGACTTCATCCTTATCCAGACAACCAAAACAAATGGCCGCGTTACGTCATTGGAGTCGGTTAAAAATAAATTTCTTGGCGCCATTGGATTAATTGGATTCGTAGTCACGATCATTGAATTATGGATACACAAATGACAACCGACGAAATTCGATCACGCATCATCGAAGTAGCCAAACATGAAATTGGCGTAACCGAGAATCCGGCAGGATCAAATATCACAAAATTCAATCAATGGTTTGGTTTTTCTCCAGCCGAATGGTGTGGCATATTCTGTTCATGGGTATA